CTCTTAATATTATTATTCTGAATATCCCAGTCATGTTCCCATTGCTTAATCTCATTCTTAAGCTTTTGATTTTCTACTTTAAGATCATAATTCTCTTTAAGAAATTGTTCAATTAAATCATTTTGTGCTTGTAATATACTAGGAGTTTGTACAGGTCTATAAACATCAAAAGGTCCAACACTATCTACAAGCTCTTCTACAGACTTTTTCTTAGGGAAAAGATCGAACATATACTAGGATTATAAAGCAAAGGATAGGAAAGTCAAATAAATAGTATTGATGTCCAATAATATTCTTGTCATTTCAGACATTCATTTGGGTTCACCTGTTTCTAAAGTTAAATCATTAGCTAAAGTTCTAAAGAATGAAAAGTATAATCATTTAGTAATACTGGGTGATCTGTTTGATAACAAGTACATTCATAGGTACAAGAAAAGACATTGGAATATTTTAAGTCTAATCAGAAAGATACATAAAAAGAAAGAAGTAACTTTTATTCTTGGTAATCATGATATAAAGTCAAAGAACATTATCAAGATTCTGGGCCTAGAGTTTGTAGAAAGATTAGAACTAGAAGTAAATGGAAAGAAGATGTTGTTCATTCATTTTCATCAGTTTGATCCATTTATTTTTAAGCACCCTTGGATAACTGATATTGCTGAAAGGGTTTATTATTTTTTCCAGAGTATAGATAGAACAAGGAAATTCAGTAGATGGTTAAAGAGAACATCTAAAAGGTTTTTAAAGATCAAAACTAATATAAGAGATAAAGCTATAAACTATATTAAAGACAAAAACTATGATGCCATTTTTGGAGGTCACATCCATTTTGCTGAAAGCTTTGTATGCCCAGAATCTGGAAAAGAGTATCACAACTCAGGCTCTTTTTGTGATGAACCTTGTCACTATTTAATAATTGACAAGGAAGGTAAGGTTATTTTAAAAGAGATTTAGAAAGAAGCTTGGTTAAATTATCTCTAAATATTTTGTTAAACTCTAACATAGGCTCCCAACTATTGTCAAAGGAAAAAACATTATAAATCTGAAACGAATCAGGATTTTTAAGATTTGATCTGATCTCATGATCTTTTGGAATTTCCTTAAAAGTATTAGCATATTTCTGAAAGATGACATCCTGAGCTCTTTTTGCTGCAGCAATAGTTTTTTGTCTGATATTATCAATCTCTTGTTGTGATAACCCTAAAGCTCTCAATTCTTTTGTTATAACCTGTGCATTATATCTAGGTGCACCTGTCTTAGGATTATATCCTGTATAATCAGTAAGCTTACTTAGGATACCTTTAATACCCTTTGAAGCTGGTCTATCATAATCTCCAAATACTGTTGATACAATATGTGAACTATCAGCTTCATTTAAGATACTATTTACTAAATCATCAAATTTCATATATTATTATTTATTTAATCAAATCTCATAAAACCAACTCTTCTTAAACTTCTCAAACTCTCTTAACCAGACATTAAACTTTCTAAGTCTTCTATCAGCTTTCCTACCTCTCTTCTTTACTTTCTTAACTCCCTTAAAGATCATTAAGAAGAATAATATCATTCCTACAGCAAATAGACCCATTGTTACGTGACCGATAAGAGGGAGAGGGTTCATAATATTACTTAGTATAGCTCCTTATATTCTATATAGCTACATAAAACTTTATCTTCAAATTGAAATTCAGCACAACTCTTACCCTCATGTGTATATCTCTGAATAACTACAACCTGAGATAAAGGAACCCATTGTTCAATGTCCTCCACCCATACTGATGCTATTTTTAATCCGTTCATTTATTTACTATTAACTGTATCTTGTTAATAATCTCTTCTAGGTCCTTTTTACTATACTTTGGATGATCATCATAATCACCCATTGTCTCAGATTTTGGTAAATTATAATACCATTCTGCTTCTTCTAGAATTGAATTACTCAAGAGTCTAACAAGCTCCTGTTCTGCCTCTTCTAAAGTATTCCATTCAGTATTATCATAGTCAACAATATAGCCATTGTGCTCTACTTCATACTCAACCTTATCACCATAATGGTAATGAGTACTAATTCTAAAATGGCAATCTCGATCTTTATGATGGTCTGAGCAAATAAAATCGTACCAGATCTTATTGAGCTCAATTATCTTTTCATGATTTGTCATAATCTTCATCTTTTGCTTTTTTATTCATTATATCCTTTCCATATTAGATCAAACAACCAACCAGGTAAATAGGCATAACTGAGAATATAGAATCTCCTTCTTAAGGACATTCCTTCAGTAATATACAAAAATCTTTTAAGGAACTTCATTACCTATAAGTTTCTTAATAAGACTGTTACATGAGATATAATACTCACACATTAAAGGGTCTCTAGAATCCATAGACATATCTAGCTCTTCATTATTATCATCTAATGTATCCTTGAGATCCTTTTTATAATCAGGGTTTAATTTAGAACTAATCTGATTTAAAATTGGTTCAATATCCTTATCTGATAAATGTAAAGTGATTTCAGATTGATCATAAATTGACCCATAATTAAACTTTAAAGTTAGTTCAACAGGAGGATGTCCAAAATTAGAATCAAAAGGTTGACCTGTAAAGTCTGAGAAATATAAGGCCTGTTCATGCTGTTTTGGTTTAATGATTTTTTTCATTGTTTGTTTAAAGAGTTGTAGATGTCATCATAAGCTCCAAGAGAAGCATACTGTTTCTTTTTTAATACTTTCTGCTCCTCTTGGAACTTTCTTTCTGATTCTTGATAAAAGTTTACCACTCCTGTATCAATGATATTATAGGTACCATCTTCTAAGATTTCAAGAACTTGTTCAAGACCGCAATCGATATCAATACAGAGCCCACCATTTCGGACTTCCTCTATATCAATACCCTTGCGCATTGGAGTATGTCCATAGACTTGCTTTATACCAGATTGATCATTCCAATATGAACCTGTATAGGGTTCTTGGTAATGATCTCTCCAAAGAAGTCCGCCTACTCGATTTATACCACCTCGGCACTTTCCAGCAGCGTACAACTCATTACTATACTCTCTGCTTTCTATGTCCTTGTGAATTTTCTTGAGCTTAATATTAATAATCTCATTATCCATTCCATAAGGAGGACTCGCAAACCAGAAGGGGTGGAATCCAGCATGAGAAAACCAAAAGCCATTCTCGTAATGTGCTATCTTAATCTTACCCCAATCTTCATTGGTTAGAACTCTATTAATAGCATCATCCTTAGCAGGTGAATAGCCAGGACAATGATAGATCTGCCCACTACCACGAACATTTCTATAGTCGTAATTGATATCATGATTACCCATCAAATGGATTCGATTAGGTTTCTCTAAAGAACTCTTAAGCCAGCGCGCTGTTTGATCAGCATCAATAGCTGTATCTCCAAAGTTATCAAAGTAGTCGCCAGTAAACACAATAGTATGAGTATCATCATACTTTGATGCAATAGCTTCAGCTTGTACCCATCTGTTATGAATATCTCCAATGCAAAGAATCTTGCTCATGTCCTAATTGTATATATAGGGTTAGGATAGGTCAATGGAAAAAATAAAGAATGGCTTTAATCAATCCATACCACATCAATGCTCCAAAAACCATCATCGTAATCCATGTGGCAAGCGGTACATAATCTCTATTCATATTAAGCAAGATTTCTGATAATCCAAAGTTGAAGTTTTTGTATTTTTTGACTGATCCAATAAAGACTTCTTGAAACTTTATTGCCCCAAAACTTTGACCAGTAACCAAAAGTAATCTTATTAAGAATTCTCTTAGTCTTTGTCCAAGGATGCCTTTCATGAGCCTCCATCTTATCGTTCCAGGTTCTTGTATTTGCAGCATTCTCTTCAGCTGTAGTAATAATCTTAGCACTATCAAGAACAAGATCAGTTAGCTTACCCTTAGAAAATGTTGCGATAAACTCAATATCCCAAGTATTATCATCTTTATCTTCTTTGTAGAAATAAAAATTTACAGAGCCTGTAAAATCATACTTCTTATACTTCCGACTCTTTTCTACAAACTCATAAGGCCAACAGAACCTACCTTGTTTTTTAATCTTCTTTTCTTCCTCTTCAGTAATTGTACGAACATGCTCTCCTTCAACTTCAAGAATATTAAGGGTACCATTCTTTTTAAGAGAATAGGTGGACATCGTATTGTCCAAGTCTTTAGTTTGAAAATCTTCTTTCGACCAATCGGTATCCGGAAAAGCCTTTTTAATTTCTTTAGTTAGAGGAAGCTTACGCTCACAATATACAGTATCGAACATTCCCAAAATTACCTCCTTGTTCCCTTTTGGGAATCTTTGATATAAATATTATTATGGCTCATCTCTACATATTATATAGGATTAATAATAAAGTCAACGGTAAATTTTATATTGGCGTCCATAAAACAAATAACATACATGACGATTATTTTGGCTCCGGACATAAAATTAAAGCCGCTATAGCAAAGTACGGCAAAGAAAATTTTGAAAAAGAAATAATACAGGTTTTTACAAACGGTGTAGAGGCGTTTAACAAGGAAAAAGAGTTGGTTACAGAAGCTTTAGTTAAAAATAATATGTGTTATAATATTAAGGAGGGAGGTCATGGAGGTTTTGATCATGTAAGAGCTGCAGGTCTACACCGCTCTGTTAAAGGTACAAGAGTAATGCATAATCCTTTAACAAATGAAGATAAAAAAATAAAACCTGAGAACATAGATCAATATCTAGAAGAGGGCTGGTTATATGGTTACAGTGCTAAAGCTAGAAAGAAAATGTCTGAGGGCGGTAAGGTTACTTTGAAAGAGATTTAGGCTTTTGCTCTTACAATCTCATGTTCACCATCTGGCTTAATAATAAGCTGAGCTAATCTCTGTGCACTATCAGCACTTCTATCCCATCTCTGCATAATGATATCTCCATTATCATCAGTATAATCATACTCCCAATCAAAACTTCTAAACTTCGAATAAACATGCTCCTGTTGAGGTGTCATTTTATTTTCATTTAAAATACTCTCAACTAATTTATCAAATTTCATATATTATTATTTATCACAACTCAGGCTCTTTCTGTGATGAACCTTGTCACTATCTAATAATTAACAAGGAAGGTAAGGTTACTTTAAAAGAGATTTAGGGATTTTGTTATTTCAAAGTTAACAATTGCTGTTACTTTTATTTGTTCTATAGGACATCTAAGGACAGATCAAGCTTAATCAAGCCAATAATTTTTTATAAAATTTTTAATTTCTGATTGATGTCTCTTTAACATCTTAGCCTCACAAGCCCATCCATGTTCAAGAGGAATTATCGAAGTGTACCCTTCATCTCTCACAAAATGAGGAATTGCTCCTGCTTCTTGTTCATTTCTATAAGGTACATAAGTGAGACCAACACTGTTTAATGTTGTGGGTACATTACTCATACCCATTTCATTAACAACTTCTAAATAGGCTTCTGTAAGTTTATCAAATTTGCTCATATTATTATTTATATTAAATTGTTTTTTTTAATTTAAATCTCATAGAACCAGCTCTTCTTAAACTTTTCAAACTCTCTTAACCAGACATTAAACCTTCTAAGCCTTCTATCAGCTTTCCTTCCTCTCTTCTTTACTTTCTTAACACCCTTAAAGATCATCCAAAAGAACCCAATCATTCCTAGAGCAAAAAGAGCCATAGTGACATGACCTATAATGGTTAATGGGTTCATAATATTATTTAATATAACTCCTTGTACTCTATATAGCTCTCTAAAATTTTGTCATCAAACTTAAACTGAAGACACTCTTTACCATCTTGTGTATATCTTTGAATAAAAATAACTTGAGTCAAGGGTACCCATTGTTGAATATCTTCTATCCATACTGATGCTATTCTTATTCCATACATTAAACATATTTATTCCTCTTCTAGTTTATGTCTTAGATGGGTTAATACTAAATCCAGATCATAGGCAATTTGTTTAAGGTCATAATTCTCAGCTAGAGTCAGAGATGCTATAACATCAGCTGAAAAGTCTGATAAATGTTCTAAAGCTTTTTGTACAGGCTGGTTCATATTAATCCTTTTACCTTGTTAATAATCTCCTCTAGATCCTTTTTATCATATCTAGGATGATCATCATAATCACCCATTGTCTCAGGCTTTGGTAAATTCAAATACCAGGTTGCTTCTTCTATAATTGAATCACTTAAGAGTTTAATCAACTCTGCTTGACACTCTTCATAAGTTTCAAATTCCTGCTCTTCGTATTTGTGATTAATATAACCATGATGGGCCACTGTCCATTTACCTTTGCCTCCATAGGAAAAGGTCTGAGTTATATAGAAATGACAATCTCTATCTTTATGCATGCATGGTCCGATAAAGTCATACCAGATCTCATTTAAGTTAGCTATTTTATCTAGATTGGTCATAATCTTCATAAGGATATTCTGTTTCTAATACTGAATCTACATCAATGTCCATATCAATTTTAATAGGCTTACCTACTATATGATTGTTTTCATCAACTGCTCTAATAATAATGAATCTAGGATTGGTCATAGATTTTTGAACTATACCAGCTCCAACAATGTGTATTACATCATTACCTATACCACCATCTGAATCATACTCCACTCTTACTACTTTCATTTGTCCATTGTATATAAAGAAAGGGCTAGGTCAAGAGTTTTTAATCTCCTGACCTAGCTTTGCATAGAACTTCTTTCTTAGATCATTCCACTCAATAGGAGTATAGTTAATCTGCTCTGCTGATACACAGAAGTATCTAGGATCCTCAACCCTAAACTCATCGCCATCTAACATCATCATACTTCTCTGGTGTGTATGCGCATGGATGTTACCTCGAAACCTACCCAAGCAATCAGGATGAATGGGAATGTGTGTGATAGCAAAGTTATCAAGTACGTGAAAAGCTCTGATATCATAAAAGTATGGAAGATATACTTTCAACTCTCCAATATCATGATTTCCCTTGATGAGTACTTTTTTTCCCTGAAGTCGATCCATGATATGAATCTGCTTCTTGGCTTTCATAACTAGATCACCGAGAACATATATCTTATCATGTGGTCTAACAACTGAGTTCCAGTTCTCAATCATTGTCTCATCATGCTCCTCAATAGTAGAAAAAGGTCTAAGAGGAGATCCATCATCTCTCTTAAACATGACCATCCCTACATGACTTAGATGAGGGTCTCCTAATAGGAAGATGTTGTGCATAATGAGAATATACTATACCCAATCTCAGGACACTTCAAGCTTATTCCTCAAGCTTGTATTTGTTTGTATGTTCAAACCTATCCTTAATAAAAATATTAAATGCTTCAAGGATCTCCTCTTCAAACTCTACCTGATATTGTTCATCAACAGTATCAACCATACAATCTAAGATTGCTGTCATAAAGCCTGCAATTTGGGTACTATCAACAACCATCATCGTAATCCACATAGCGAGTGGTACATAATCTCTATTCATAGAGAGCATTATCTTCTAAAGAAAAGAGAAAGGCAAGCTATAAATCAGCTAAAAGGATACGAACCACCGCTTCGATTTATATTATAGAGATTACTTACTTCTACAGGTAAAAGCTCTCTTGTCCAAACACCAGCTTCATCTATCTCACATGCTTGACCCTTAGCATATGTTCCATCACCATTTGCATTAAAATTAAATGGATAATTAATTGTGCTATTAATTGGTAAACCAGAGGATGGTTGTTGTGCAACTTGTACACCATCAATATAGACAGTTATATTACCAGATTGATTCCATGTTCCAACTAAATGATGCCAAGTTCCATCATTTATATTAATATATGTATCAACACGATCAACATTATAACCATTGTTATTTACATAGACTAAGAACCCAGCACCTAATCCACCCGATACAAGCTGTAAAGCAGGACCTGAAGTAGTATAATTATTTCCTGTAGCAGCGTTTATTGGAAAACAAATACTAGATGATGTTTTAATCCAACAGGCCATTGAAAGTTGTGTTAAACCAGCGGGTAAAATATTTGCACTTGTTGTAAGATAAGTTGTACCATCTCCGTTAAATTTAGCATCACCATTAACAATGCCTGGACCAACGCTTACACCTGTTCCTATCTTGGTAAGATTATGTCCGTTACCAGTAGAATCACTCCAGGATGTATTATCAAACTTCCAATAAGCTAAAATATTTTGTAATAAACTAGCACCAAAATTAGTAATTACAGTTTTTATGTTATAGCCCTTATCAGATAATTTACTATACCCTGCTACATTAAACAATATAATATCATATATACCCTCGTGAACATATGGAATATAAAAACTCGGTATACTTACATATAAATGATTATCGTCTGTATGATAATAATAACTAGAAGGTAATGGATATCCGGAAAATGGAGGGAATGCAGCAGATACTAAAGGATTAGTAGAAAAAGCATCTATCGCAGTTATACTAGGTAACGAAAAATTTGCAGAACTAAGAAAAACTTGCTGTAAATTTCTATACTGTTGACCTTCAAAAAGGATAGATGCAGTACTCGGATATGTAACTGTTAGGTAGTTCACTACCTATATTTATTCAATCTCTTAAGGAGCCTTATAAGAGATCCTGATCTTCAGTACGAGCGCGGTAAGCCATTAATGAAGCTTTTACTTGTTTTAATTTAGCCTTGAGATCAACTATCTCACGTTCAAGCTGTTCATTTTTAATCGTTAGCTCGTTTATTACTTCGTATAAAAGCTCTTCTTTTGTTGACATAATTAAATCTCTTTAAGTTTATCAATAGCATCCTTTAATCCTGATTCAATATCCTCAAGATCATCCATCTTTACATCTAACTTCTTTACCTTACTTCTATCAGGTAAATCAAAACCCTCATCCTTATAGTAATATTCTTCGATATATTGAGCGTTTTCCCTTAAGAATGTTTCTAACTTCTCAGGATAGATGACGTTATATATCTTTTCAAAATCTCTTTTACCAGGAAAGAGAACTGTTGAAACATAATAAACCCCAGCCATCTCATCGAGTTCTTCGATAGATGACCAGGAAAAATTATTATTAGGTACCTCTTTGTAACGAATTGATACCTGCTTCATTTTATCTTACAACCAACCGCCGTTTGGAAGAGGGGGCTGAGCTGCTGGCTTTCTGACAACAGTGTTGTTGTAGGCAGAATAAATCTTCTGAAGATTACCATCGAGGGTAAGAATGTTCTTCTGAAGACCTGAGATGGTCTCATTAATGGTGTTAATTTGAAGCTGAAGACTAGCTAGGGCTTCCTCGGTTGTTGCTGCTGGTTTTGTCATATAGAGTTATTTACAAGAATGTATTGTTAAAAGCAACTAAATTAGTCAATTAAATCCCAATCTTCTCCATCATCAATAGAGAGATCATTCTGTGAAGTTGCTTTATTCCACTGTTTATCGGTTACAATAGGACCGAGACAGTAATCGACCGTTTCACGAAGCTCGATCAAATCCTTTGCATAATAATTAAACTGCCGTCCACTTCTATCTGTATGAATAAGATTCACCGTTTCATCAGCTGAATCGTATTCAGCAATTATTTCACCTCTACCCTGTACTGCTACTTTATAGAACTCGATATTGCTTTGTGCGCTATCGTAGAGGAATACATCATTAAGATACTCTTTTACTGTCATATTATATTATGCTTTATTATTTTGGTTCATTGTTGAGATTTATATATTATAAAAATTAGCCTGAATATGCAAGAGCTATTTTTTAAGAATAATAAGAACTTTATCTTTTATACCTACCTTGTAGTTGTTCTTGAGATTACCTTTAAGAAGTTCTTCAGCAAGGAAGTCTTCAATTTCATGCTCTACCAATCGACGAATTCCACGAGCACCATATTGTTTATCATATTTTGTCTCAACAAGATAATCGAGGACGTCATCGTTAACCGTAAGTTTTAACTTATGATTCTGTTCAATACGATCGAGAATCTTCTTGATCTCAAGTGACATAACACTCTTAATACAATTATTATCAAGCTTATTAAAGACAATAAGACCATCAATACGATTGAGAAGTTCGGGCTTAAAGTGTTTCTTTGCTTCTTCTAGGACCTTTTCGCGTGCACTCGTTGTTACCTCAGGAAGCTTATGAGCATTGAATCCCATAGCAATATCCTTTGTATTCGTCATTGTTTCAGCTCCAAGATTAGAAGTCATAATAATGACTGTATGTCTGAAGTCGACCTTCCTTCCTTCTCCATCAGTTAATATTCCGTCTTCTAGGACCTGAAGAAGAAGATGAAGTACATCAGGATGTGCTTTCTCTACCTCATCCAAAAGTACGACACTATAAGGATTACGTCGAATCTTTTCAGTTAATTGTCCTCCCTCTCCATAACCAACATAACCCGGAGGAGAACCAATTAGTCTGGAGAGTGCGAACTTCTCCATATATTCTGACATATCAATCTTAACTAGAGCATCTTTGTTCTTATAGACAATGTCAGCAATAGTTTGTGCGAGGTATGTCTTACCAACACCTGTCGGTCCAAAGAAAATAAATGAACCAGTGGGACGCTTTGGATCTTTAAGATCTAATCTACCTTTCTTAAGAATACGTGATACTTCTTTAATTGCTTCATCTTGACCAATAATAGTAGATGAGAGAGTTTGTTCAAGTCGAAGGAGTTCTTCTTTACCTGATTCACGAAGTTCATTTAAAGGAATACCGGTAATAGTAGAGAGTGTTGTCAATACATCTTCACGCTCAATAGTAATATCTGAATGCTCTTTCTTATCCTGCCATTCTTTCTTTACCTGATCGCGTTTTTTAATTAATGACTTTTCTTTATCACGAAGTTTAGCTGCCTTTTCAAAATCCTGTTTAGCTACCAGTCTCTCTTTCTCTACTACAATTTCTTTAATCTTCTCATTGAGCTTATTAACTTCGTCAGATGTAGAGAGTGCGTTAATCTTAGCCCGTGAACCAGTTTCATCCATAATATCAATAGCCTTATCCGGTAGATATTTGGATGGAAGATACCGATCGGAGTACTTCACCATATCACTAATAACTGTATTCGGAATAATAACACTATGATGTGCTTCATAATGAGGGCGAATACCTTTAAGGATTTCAACTGCTTGATCTACTGTCGGTGGATTGACAGTAATTGATTGAAATCGACGTTCAAGTGCATGATCTTTCTCAATATACTTTCTGTATTCGTTGAATGTTGTAGCACCGATACATTGAATCTCTCCACGTGATAAAGCAGGTTTTAAGATATTAGAAGCATCCATAGTTCCCTCAGCACTACCTGCACCGACCATTGTATGTAACTCGTCAATAAAGAGAATGATATTACCAGCTTCCTTTACCTCTTGCATTACAGCTTTAATTCTCTCTTCAAATTGTCCACGAAATTTCGTACCAGCCACCATTAATGTTAGATCAAGAGATAGTACTCGCTTATTTGAAATAATAGAAGGTACATCACCGCTTGTAATCCTCTGTGCCAGTCCCTCTACAATAGCTGTCTTACCGACACCTGCTTCACCAATAAGAACAGGATTGTTTTTAGTTCGACGACAGAGAATTTGAATCATACGTTCAACTTCTTTCTCACGACCTATAACAGGATCAAGCTTATTCTCTTCAGCAAGTTTAGTAATATCTCGTGAAAATACATCTAAAGCTGTTTGCTTTCCGTCAGTTTTGTTTCCACGCCCAGCCCCAACAGATTGATACTTGTCATCATCTTCTTCATCTTCATCCTCGTCAAACGGAAGAACAGATGGATTAAGTTCCTTAACAACTTCCTGACGAACAATATTAAGATCAATATTAAGCTTATGAAGGATGGAAGCTGCCATTCCATCTTTTTCCTTTATCAAACCAAGAAGAAGATGTTCGGTGCCAATATAGGTATGACCAAGAGCTTTAGCTTCACGTCCTGCTAATACAAGAACCTTATTAGCACGTGGTGAATAGATAAGAGTAGAGAGATTCTTCTTACTGCTAACAGCATGTTGTTCAACAGCTTCGAAGATAACGTTTATATCTTTAACAAGCTTTTTAAGAACATTTACAGCAAGACCTTGATTAAGACGAAGAATACCGAGAAGAATATGCTCAGTACCTACATATCCACTCTGTAAACGTTCTGCCTCTTTCTTAGCTAAAGCTAGGGCTTGTTGTGCTCTTGGTGTTAAATTATTCACGATCTAGATTATTTTAATATCTAAAATTAGATTATCTATCGTGAATACTTAAGCACAAACATTACGACTGAAATTTTTAACAGCACTCCGTGCTCCATTTGGTTCGTAATATTTCTTTTCTCGTTCGTAAAGATCGGCAGACATGATTTGAATTTCACCTGCTGTCTTACCACTATAAATCATAACCCCACGACGTGGTTTTATTGTATTGTGTTTATGCGCACAGGGAGAGCAAAACACAGTATTAGGAAGAACTTCTAGGCGTTCAAGTTCAATAATATTTTGACATACACGGCAATTCATATGCCCTTATTATATTGGAATTCTCTTATGCAGGCAAGAATCTTTATCCTAAAAACCAGCCTTGCTTACTTTCATTCCAAGTATATGTCCTACCATCTGCAGGATGGGGAATCGGTGGATTCCAAAGATATGTTGTTTTATCCAAAGTCCAGCTAGGGTAGGGCTGAGGAGCTGCAAAACCAACTCCATCCCAACTATATCCAACGCCGGCATAATTATATCCAATTTGAACACCACCATCTGGTATCTCTGAGTTGGGCGCATAGTGTACCCCACCTCGTGTATTATATGATGTTTGTACCCAATCAGAGGCATCTGGCAGAATATTGATAAAACTTTGATCTGCAGCGATTACTTGTTGAACAATACCATTTTTAACTTGTGCAAAATAACTCATAATATTATGAAGTGTATGTACCTGAATTGTTATATATCAAATATGTATAAGGTGATACCGCTGAAACAACTGGTGACCCTGTAGTATTGCCTGTATATTTTACTGTAGGTATTTGTAATACAACAACACCTGAACCACCATTACCGCCGATGATGGCGGTCCTTGAACCTCCACCTCCGCCGCCACCTGTATTAATCGTACCGTTACCAGGTACAGAACTAGTACCGCCATCAGCGCCTCCACCTGCTCCACCCTTACCGACTGTAACACTTATACTACCGCCTCCGCCACCACCACC